ATGGATGGCCGGATCTGGTCCGACGACTACCGGGTAAAGGTCGAGGCTTGGATGAAGAACGACATCCTGCCGTGGATCGGCAGCCGGCAGGCCTCCGAGCTGGAGGCCCCCGACTTCCTTGCCCTCGCCCGCAGGATGGAGAAGCGCGGCGCCATCGAGTCGGCCCACCGGGTCATCCAGAAGTGCGGGGAGGTGATGCGGTACGCCATCGCCTGCGGCATGGCCAAGCGCAATCCGGTGGCAGACCTGCGCGGCGCACTGCAGCCGACTCCACGGAACCACTATGCGGCGATCACCGAGGCCCGCGAGCTGGTGCCGCTGCTGCGCGCCATCCCCACATATCGCGGCAGGCAGGTCACACGCTGGGCATTGGCCTTGGCGCCGCTGGTGTTCGTGCGCCCCGGCGAACTGCGGAAGGCGGAATGGGCGGAATTCGATCTGGACGCCGGGCAGTGGTTGATACCCGCCGGGCGCATGAAGCGCCGCAGGGAGCACCTCATCCCGCTCTCTAAGCAGGCCCTGGCAATCCTTCGCGAGATTCAGCCCCTCACGGGCAAAGGGCAGTACGTGTTTCAGGGGCGCAACAGCCCGAAGAGACCGCTCAGCGAGAACACGATCAACACCGCGCTGCGCAAGATGGGGTTCGAGGATGACGTGATGACCGGGCACGGGTTCCGCGCCACTGCGCGCACCATCCTCGATGAGGTGCTGGGGTTTCGGCCCGACATCATCGAGCACCAGCTGTCCCACATGGTCAAAGACCCGGACGGCCGGGCGTACAACCGGACCAAGCATCTGGAGGAGCGCGCCAGGATGATGCAGGAGTGGGCCGACTACCTCGACCGGCTGCGCGACGGCAACGTGGTGCAGCTGCGGGTTGCCTGACGCCTATACGTCGCGGCGCATCTGCTGCAGCCCTGCCCTGAGCCACGCCTTGCGGGCGTCCTTCGGTCGGGGCTTTGTCGCCGGCGGCTTGGCCGGCTCCAGGGCTTCCCTTACTCGCGCCGTCGCAGCGGCCGTTGCCTCGGCCAAGCGCCGGGCCTGTTGCTGCTCACCGGTCGGCGGCAGGCCGGGCAGCGGTTCGAGTGGTTCGCTCGGTCTGGTGTCCAGCAGCCTGGCCACGGCCGCGCGCAGGCGCAGCTCTGAGTAGAGCCTGGCCGCGCACCAGCGTTCAGCGTAGCGCTTGCCCTGGGCGATGCTGGCGGCGCGCTCATCCTTGGTCTGCCACATCTTCCGGGCATCAAGGTGCACACGAACCCCGCCATCCTTTGCCGGCACGACGTGGGCGATCTGCCGGCCGCTCCACCACAGCACCCAGCCGTCTCCCATCTGGACCCAGTCAGCGGGCATCGGGGCGGTGCGGAATCCTTGGTAGCCGTGTGAGGGAAGCATGGCCGGAAGGATACGGCCGGCCGTCGCAGATCCTGCGAATCGGCCAACTATTCGTATAACGCGCACGCAGTTCGACACATGCCAGCTCACTCGGCAACGTAGGGATTTACCTACACTTTGCTGAGCAGCTTTCCGATTGCAACCTTGCGGGCGACTTGCGAGGGTGCGGTTGCGCGCTGCAATACTACCCTAGTCTTGGAGAGATGGAATGACATTTGCAGATCTGTGCGAGTGGGGACACCACCTTGTCGTCACCAGATCCCTTACGCCGGCATCTCCTAGTTGAAGCACGGCTGCCATCAGCCGCCCTCCCGTTCTGCCTACCAAACGCCTCACTCGGCGAAGCAGCTTGCAGAGGAGCACTAGAGCAAGCAAGCACCCCGAGGAACCAGCTATCGCGGATGCGGCACTACAAGCACGTGCGAAAATTTGCATTTAAGTCCAACAACTACATGATCCACCCAGGGGTAAAAACCACCCCAGCTCGATATCATAAAACCAGAATCAACCAAATTCATAACCAGCATTATGAAGCATAAAAATAAGATTCGCGCATTAGCCGCAATATTAACGCTAGGGGCTGTAACCACCATCTCCTACGCATACCTGAATAGACCGCGCCCTAGCACCGAGGCCAAAAGTGCAATAACCCACAATGCGTCCGCACAACAAGCCGCACCTGCAAATCTCAATCGAATGATAGCGCGACTCGTAAGCGACTCCAAAATTTCCGCATCCAGCATACAACCTGAAATAGGGAGATCATTTTCGATTAGCCGCAAGGGACCACTGCGGCCGAGCGGAGATGCGCTCACGTATGCAAAAAGCCTGTTAGAGGCGGCAGACTCGGGGAACGCCGTTGCTTCATATGATATTTTCCTTGCAAATCTAGATTGCGATAACAACTTTCGCAAGGCGAACGTAACCTATCAGGAGATCAAAACGGAGAAGGATTCCATTGTCTTTAAAGACACAACATCAGAGGATCGCGAAAATTTGATTAATTGCGAAGGCCTGCTCACAAGTCCAGATTTCCAGAATAAGAACTGGCTGCAGCAGGCGGCAAAGCAAGGATCCATTGAAGCCATGCTCATGTACTCCATCAACCCTGACCACATCCTCGGAAATCCGAGCGATTATTCGATGAAGCCGGAGCTGGTCCAACGATGGAAAGATGATTCCATGCAGTACTTGAAGACTGCAGCATCCTCAGGCAGCACCGATGCCCTATACAGGCTTTCAAATGCCTATGAAGACGGAATCATAACCGAAGCCGACCCAGTGCAGGCCGCCGCCTACAGGATCGCAGCATCAAAATCAATGAGAACCCCCCCGCCAGAGTGGAGCCAGACCGAAAATAAATTATCACCTGAGCAAGCGCTAAGGGCGCAAGATCGAAGCCGAGAAATCCTACTATCCTGCTGTTCAAACTAGAATAAAAGAAGAGATCATGGATCGAACTTTAACAGGAAGGATCAAGATTGCCGCCGCAACTGCATTCTCGGTTGCGCTTCTCTCTACCGCCTATATCGTTTTGGCCGATCAGCCCAAGCGATGGGGACCGATTAAATGTAACTCCTGCGACCTTATGATGCCTTACCCCTCAGCATTTGATGAAACGATATTAAGAGCTTTCGTTAAGGATCCTTACCGCGGACAAATCGTCTTCTTCGGCGACAGAGTTGATATCGGGGATGTAATTACAATTTGTACCCAGACAGCGTGCGTAGACTATACGCGAAATACCTCGGGCAATTTCGAGGGTGGTAATCCCAGGAAGGTGCAGAGCGGTGGTGGTGGTGGTGGTGGTGGCTTGGAGGACGGTGATCCGGGCGGTGGATTTGGTGGGCCTGACTGTTCCGTCAGACCTCGCACCGGAACGGCTTGTACTGAGGCCAACGGCATCCGCAGATGCGAGACCTTCAACGACAATATGGTGGACTGCGGGTTTGGCTGATCCGTGCCCCTCCCCAGCGGCAGTACCTATGCCCCCTTGAATCAAGGGGGCATTTTCTTGCCTGTCGCTCTTGGGGCCCTAGCTTCTGATAGGCGGCGGTGATCTGGGCGGAATAGCACATGCCGCCATCTCGCCACGCGCCCCGTTGGGGGCGTGTGCGGGCGTAGAGGGCCGATCACCACCGCTGCCTAGGCGCTGCTCGGCCTCCAAGGGCTGTGCGCAGACCGCCCGCCTGCGTTCACGCCAGCCCCAATCGCCTCACGGCGAGCGGAGGGGGTTTCGGCGCGGTGGTTGATCGGTGTTCTGGGTCCCGGAAACGCAGAAGCCCCAGCGCAGGGCCGGGGCTTCAGGGACAATTCTTGACAGTTGCAGAATTAGGGCGTCCAACTGTGCAACTTGTCAAGGGCTATAGCACCAAGAACCCATGATTGTGCGGAACAAACCGCCCTAGATCTTCGAAGTAGACCTCGACGCTTTCGCCATGTTCGTGGAAGCGTTCCTCAGCTACGGCCATCGCGACATCAAGTGCTTCATCGCGAGTCTTCCACACGTCCGAAGGGGCGACGGTGCCGGCCCGGTTGGTATACCGGCAGGACCAGAAATCGCCCACCCGCTTGTAGACCTCTATACGCGTCTTCTCCATGCTCATCTCCCGCAATTAGGCAGCGACCCTGCCGCCCATGAAGTCTATCCCACGCTGCAGCTCCCGGCGGTACTGCCACACTGACAACGTGCCGCCGTACTTCTCGGCCACCATGCGCGCCTTGACCGCCTGGCTGGCCGACACAGTGAACTCGGTCCGGACGATCATGGCGCGCATCGGATACTGCCGCTCCATCGATGCCAGCGCCCGGTCGATCCAACGCAGTTCATCCGGAACGCCGACATCGACAGCGATCTCGGGGTTGTCGTGGGGATGATCTGCGTCGTTGGAGGCGCGAGTCGGGTCCGCAGCCCACAGGGGCACGATGCTCATGCCCTTCACTCCGGCGCCGGCCGCCAGCAGGCGGCGTCGGTCGGTACCGTCGCGGCCAACCAGATCCTGGATAGCCCGCTCTCGCGTCAGCGGGGCGTGGTCGCGAACTTTGTCCAGGACATGCAAGCTCCTGTCGGCTCGACTCAGCGCAAACCGATTCACCTGGGCGTGGCCCCAGCGTCGCAGTTCCTCGGTCAGCGGATCAGTGTTGCGCATCGCGCATGCCCTCCAGTACGGCGTCATCGAATCGGAATACCGGCAGCTTGCTGTCGGTGTCGCAGGTACCGGCCCTGTCGGGCCAGCCTTTGCAGTGGAACCCTGCAGTGCCAGTGGCGCGGAACAGGCAGACGGAGCAGCGGCCGTGCTTCTCCAGGTAGGACCGGTAGCGCTTCTGCATGCGCAGCTCGGCGCCGGTCATGCGGCCAGACCATCCAGAAGTGAAGGCGCCGCTGCGAGATACTCGATGGAAACCTCCAGCCGCGCGCCCTTTTCGTCCGGTTCCATACGTTCCAAGAGGGTCCGCCGGATCTGCTTGTCGTCCACCCAGGCTATGCCGTTCAGGGCATCGGACAGCACCTTTTCGCAGTTGCCGAGGTCGATGCACTGGACAGTGTCATCCCAGGTGTGCGGATCCTTCCGTGCGCGCTTCGCCCAGTCCTGCGGCCGGTGCGGGAACAGCTTGATGTGCAGCCCCACGCGGCCGGTCGCCGGCACGCGAATGCCTGCCGCCCTGGCGAGGTGGCCGACCGCCGCTTTGTAGCTCTTCGCGTCCTCGGTCACGTAGGTGATCGCCAACGGCTTCGGCTTCTTCTGGATCACGCGGACAGCCCAGTAGCGATTCGCACTGATGGGGTACGGGAGGGTGAGATGGATGTTCATAGGGTTCCCCGCTGGATCAGCTTCAGCACGTTTCGGATGGTCACGCTCAGCGCGTCCAGTTCGGTCATCTTCATCACCAGCCACATGCGCTTCTCGCCGTGCCAGCCGTTGAAACTGCCTTGGTGGCAGTCGTCGCACAGGGCCACGGTGGTCCAGTGATCACCCTGTTTGATATGGTGCGCGGCGCTAGGGCTGGACTTGCCGCAGACGCTGCAAGGGCAGGCCTTGACCACCTCGACGTGCTCTCTCTCTGCCGGGGTGAATGCCTTGGAGTTCTTAGAGCGCATCACCATTCCTCCCCGACTGACCCGGGAGTGCGCATCCTCCCGCCATTAACAAGGGAACTGACACATGGAACTGAACCATCGAATTCAGTGGAAAAAGGTCGCCATTTACACGTGCCTTATAGCCGTCGGTTTCACTATTGCTTTTGTACTGCTGGCGTTCACCGGGCAGGTGCAGTTCGGGAAAGACGCGCCGGCATGGGTGCAAGCTGTCGGAAGCGTCGTTGGCATTGCGGTGGCGATCACTATCCCCCTTACAACTTCCCGCCGGGACGAACGCAGGAAGGAGCAAGCCGACGCCGCGAAGGCACGCACATACGCCCTCCATCTGATGCCTCAGGCTGACCGGCTCCACAATCGCCTTCGATCCGTCAATCTGTTGATGATGGATCCGGACGACGAGGAGGAGGACGAGATGGCTCGAGCCTTGGAGGTCCTGAAAGATGCGACGCAGCTCGACGCCTGGGGCTACCAGCTTCACGAACTCGGCAAACCAGGAGAACTCCTGCAAAAATCGATTGCAGCGGCAGTCGAAGCTCTTACGCTGCTCGAGGATCAGGATTTCTATGACCGCTACAACGGGCAAATAGTCGACGACAGAACCGGGGAAATCGCAGAGTTCGAAAAGCCCAAGCCTGCCACCCCGGCACTTCTTCGGGCAGAGTCCCTGGCCGAAAAATCCGCCGCTGCTCTGAGAGAGCTTTTCCTTTAAGGATCGCGTCATGCCGCCCCCGACTGCCGGCCATTGGCCATCCGCCAATAGTCCGCGCGCACGTCGTCCAGCATGACGTGCGCATAGTGGTCACCGATCCACGCGGTGATGCCCTTGAAGAATGCGGCGAAGTCTTCCTCCTCCATCGAATCGAAGGCCAGGGATTGGGCCACCTTCACCGGGATGGTCCTGATCTCCGGCAGCACGCCCGACAGCACCTTGCGCGCGCCCGCGCCCAGTACCGTCTCGGCGGCATCCAGCAGCGCCTTCACCACCGGGCTCGCATCCATCTCCACCATCTCGCAACAGATGCCCGATTCCAGCTGCACCTGCTTCAGCGCGGCGTGCGCATCCAGATCACGGAACGCCTCAATGTTGTCCACCAGCAGGTGCCCAATGACGTGGGCCAGGCGATGGAACACGGCATTGCGGGAGGCCTTGATCTCCAGCCGATACTCATGGCCGACGCGGTAGCCACGGTCCTTGGCCAGCCTGCGATCGATATCGTTGCTCGGGGCAAACGCGCCCAGCTCCTCGCCGGTGGCCGGATCGACCAGGCGAAGGCAGGTGGCGTAAATGGGCCGACTTGCCCGCTTCGCGCGGATCTTCCGCGCAGCTGCTGTCATTGCGGTCATGCGGCACCTGCTTGAGGTAGGTGGGCGGCCAGACCGGAGCGCTTCTTCCGCTGCGGTACCCCGCCGCTGTCTTCATTGGCTGTCCGTCGCATCCAACACTGGCGGACGTGCAGCCCGGTGGGAGGGTGAGGCAGGGGAATCAGGCCGAACGGGCGCGGTTTGAGGCGTGGGCGCACGCGCAGAGCTACCGTGGCGGCAACATCATGGCCGATCGCGATTCAGTCCATCCGGACGTATACGCCGATCCGATTGCCCAGCTCACGTGGAAGAGCTGGCAAGCCACCCTCGCCGCTCACCAGCCGGTGGGGCAGGAGCCGGTGGGCTATCTGTATGACTGGACCCACAGCAGTGCGCTTGGTCGGGGCGAGGAAACTTTTACGGCGTTCACGACTGATATCGAAGTGGCGCGCGGCAGCAAGGGTGGAGTCAACATCCGTCCGGTCTACGCCGCCCCGACCGCGCAGGCCGTGGACCTGGGGAAGCCAAACGAGCCGGGGCGCACGCTGTACGTGGATCTCGATGGTGTCATGGCCGACTTCGACGGTGCGTTCCCCTCAGTGTTCGGGCTCGACCATCGCTCGCTCGCTGATGAGGAAATGTGGGGGCACATCAATAGCCACCCGTCGTTCTTCCGCGACCTCCCGCCGATGCCCGGCGCCGTCGAGTTTTTCCGCAGCATCGAGCACCTGAATCCGGTGATCCTGACTGCCTGCCCGAAGTCCAACTATCCGCACGTGGCCGCGCAGAAGCGGGCATGGGTGCGAGAGCATCTGTCGGCTACCTGCCTGGTTCTGCCGGTGATGGGGGGTCGGCACAAGCCACTTTTCATGCACCAGGCTGGCGACGTGCTGATTGATGACTTCGGCAAGAACTGCGCTGCGTGGGACGAGGCTGGCGGCATTGCAATCAAGCATGAGGGCGACTGGACCGCGACCCGACTGGCGCTCGCAAGGATCGACAGCCAGGCGGTGGGCAATGGCTGATTTGTGCCATAGGTCAGATGACCTTCCTAAGCTCCGCGCCGGCGTCCTCGATCTCCATACGCACATTATCGATTCGCGACACAAGATCGTTGAGAATTGCCTCCCGGAGATTGCCCTCAGGCTCTCTCCCAAAAAGCTCAAACTGATCCACCACTGCGTTCCAGTCGGAGACGGCATTTCGGAGCCTGCTCAACGCCAGCACCAGGCTTTTAGTCGTCACCGTCGGCTGAATCGCATGAGAAATCTGCGGCAGCTTCAGATATGGCCAGTCAGCGGCGATGAACCAGCGGGCAGCGCTGGCACGCATTCGAAGCAAGGAATCAGCACTGCGTGCTCGACTCTGGAGATTGATCAAATCCCCTTGGAAATCAAAAGCTGCGAGCTGCTGTGTTACGCGCTCTTTACGCCGTTCCAATGTGTAGGGCAAGAGCACCGCAAGGAAAGTTGCGAGGGCTGCCGCCCAAGTTCCAACCGCCGCGATTGCATCCCACCAGACTACGCAATCGTCGACGCCCAAAGGACTGCAACGAAAAACTCCATCAAACCATGCCATTCCCTTATCCCCCTGTGGACTGGCGGGCATTTTGCCATGCCCATGCGGCCGGAGGAGATCGCCCATGGCTGACCCGCTGCTCACCGCTGCACCAGGACTTCGCCGCCGAAACAGGTCCATTTCGTTGTCAGCTGCCAATTCTATTGATCTCCCACAAAAGGAAATAGAAATGCAAACTGCCGTCATCAGCGACTGTGGCAACTACCGTTACCTGCTCACCCGTCCCACCCAAGTCGTGCGCCCAGAGCGTGGCACCGCTCTCTTCCTGATGTTGAATCCCAGCACGGCCGACGCCGATGTGGACGACCCGACCATTCGCAGATGCCGGGGCTTCGCCAAGGCGTGGGGCTGCAACGGCCTGACCGTGGCCAACCTGTTCGCCCTGCGCTCTACCGATCCGGCCCTGCTCCTGTCGCATGCGGCCCCCATCGGGCCTTTGAATGACGGCTGGCTCCGGAAGCTGGCCAGCGAGTACGGCGACGTCGTCTGCGCCTGGGGCGCCCATTCGATGGCCGTGGGCCGGAGCATCGTGGTGGCTCAGCTGCTGCGACAAGCGGGTGCCCGCCTCTGGTGCTTGGGCACTACGAAGCAGGGCTTCCCGCGCCATCCGCTGTACGTCCGGGGTGATCAGCCGCTGGTGGATTGGAAGGAGCCTGGCAATGCCTGACCTGCTTGAGGGCACCGACGTGCCCGACTTCCGCGAGGTGGGCCACGTGCTGGCCAGCCTGTCAGGGGTGGATCTTGCCAAGGCCAGCATGGCCACCGTGCGTGAGTGGGAGGCACGGGGCCTAGCCCTGATCGCACTCTCCCGCGAGGACCTGGACGAAGCCGAGAGGATCATGGCCCCCGTATCGAAACGCCGCCGTGGCACCAATCTGGCCGCCGCCGGCGTGCCGAAGGAGGAAGCATGA